CAAAGCGAGCATGTCAAAATCGCCCACAACTTCAGGTTCAACATCAACCGGTGCTGGCCTCAACTCATCCACAACCTTAGCCAACATTGTTGCCTCATCGGATGACAGTTCAGCGCCTTCCTCAATCTTCAACAACGCGTCAGCCAACTCATCGGCGTTCACATTCGCACGGTGAGCAACCTTGTCCAGGCCGCGCATCGTCGTCGTCCCAGCCGTCCCACTATAAGCCGGAAACGAAACGATGCTTGCTTCGTGCAAACGGACAGAGTTCAAAGTGCGCTTAGTCCCGGAGTCATCCCAACTGTCACGGATGACAGAAAAACCAAACGACATCGAATCAACAATTCCGGTCCGAATAAGTTCGGCCGTGTCCCGCCCCAACGTTGTGTCAGGTAGCACAGCGCGAACCTTCAACCCATGCTCATCCTCAGTCAACGTCAACGACCCGGCACGCGTCGAACCCAACACGGCACCCGTGTCATGGTTCCACAACAACTTAATGTCATTACGTGACTGCAACGAACGCTTGAACGCTCCAGGTGCAACAAACTCACGGAACCCACCCAAGTCCTCAGACTCAGAATTGAACACAGACGCATAACCCTCGAAGGTCATCCCGTCCCCACCATCAAGTTCTCTCAGTTCAAACTCAGTGTGGTTCGTACGTGTCTCAAGTTTCTTCAATGCTTCACCCCTCGCAAGGCCTTCGTTTTGTTCTTCCAGTCTAGCAACCACATCATTCGCATGGTTCAACAAACGACGTGCAACTGTTTCCGGCAAGTTCACATTCCACAGAACAGAACCTTCGGACAAGGCGTCACGGACGGTCGACCACAATGTTGGGGTCATGTTGCCGTGTGCCACAGCGTTCACTTCGGAACCTGCGTCCACTGCCCGACGTGCCACAGCTCGCAACACGGCCGGGGGAAGCAAATCAACCTTCGGCACCTCATCGGTTTGGACATCCTCAACAACATCACTCATTAGTCATTCATCCTAATATCCAGCACACCAACCACACGCGCTGTTGGGTCAGAAAGTGCGAACAATCTGTCACCAGGTCGCATGGTGAATTGGATTGTCTCAGACGGGTCAAGATGTGGCGCGTTAGTGAGGCTCACGTCTTCCCCGCCATAGTAGATGAACTCATTTGCACTTTTCGATAGGTTGTGCAAAATCACGTCATGGGACATGTTGTCACTCCCCACAATTTCCGTCGCAGCGGTTCCCAGTGTTACCTGCCGATGAACAAACGTCATTAGGTCACCTCATCCTTGTAAACCGTGTCAGGGTTCTCAGGGTCAACCTGTGCAACACCCTGCAACTGAACCGACGCAAGACCAGTGTGCGAAATCGGCTCCACACCGATAACACTCAAAACCTGTTCAGGGGTGAACCCGGCATAGACAAGACTCTGAACCATCTTCACACGTTCCATCTGCGCCTTCACATAGGAATCAGAAATGTTCACACTAGCCAACGGGACACGTGGTTGCGATGCCGCAGCATCCCCGATTGGTGGCATGTCCTCCAACGCCCGAACCTCGTTGATAGACATCGCCCCGGCTTGCAACATTGTCGAATAGGACGACGTCCGCGCCTGTAGGTCAGCACGCAAAAGTCCGTCAAGATTGAAACGCAAGAAACTTTCGGACCCGCCACGATAACGCGACATGAGGACCGACATTGCCGATTCGACCTTGGATGCTAACGGGCGCAAATTGTGGGTGACCCAGGCAAGGTTGTTCATTTCTACACTGGCAAAACTGTTTGTCCCAGGCAACCCAAGCAAATGTGGTGGAATGTTGAAAGCGCGCGCAACGTCCTCCACAGCCATCCTGCGAGCCTCAATCGCTTGAGACTTCTCAGGGTCCACCTGTGTCGTCTTAAAGCTTGCACCACCGGTCAGGACGCCCGTACGGTGCGCCTTCTTCCAACCCGCGTGGTTCTGGTCAAACCCGTTGCGCAATTCCGCAGCCTGGTCAGCGGTCAACGCGCCAGGATATTCGATGACACCCTGCAAAGTTGTTCCACCACCGAAAAAAGTTTGTGAATATCTTTCAAGCGCGAGTGCAAGACCGAACGATTCCTTAAGCGCCTCGGTCCTGGCAACACCACGAACCGAACCCGGCTTCACAAGGTCAGGGATGAAAACAATGTCATCCGATGTTAGGGGTTCCGCTTCACCCTCGACATGGAAATTTAGGCGACCAAGTTTGTTCCGTGCCACACGAACACTCGTCGGATTCAACACAACAAGGTTCACAACCTCGCCACGGTTATTTGAGAACACGCGGATGAAAGCGTTCCCCTCCAAAAGCATCGACGAGAACACAGCCGAATAGAACGCCTCACGGGGAAGGTCCACATCGGGACGAGAAACCCACTCAGGCTTCGGCCGGAACGGTTTCCGTGTCCCATCGTTACGGATGAAAACATCCAATGGGAGGGTCGACAATGTGGTCGAGATAAGGTTCACCGCAGAGAACACGGCGTTGACTGTGTAAGCGGTATCAGCGTTGATGTTCGTCCCGGAGTAAGTCCCGAAACTAATGTCATCACCGGAAGCGAACACGGACTGATAACTCACGGCCCGCTGCTCGAATAGCTTGTTGAAAATCATTTACGTCCCAAGGCGATTCCGACGACGGTCATGAATACGCCGCCCACGATTATTCCGACCGGAACTGATATGACTGCAATCCCAATCGTTATCGCAACGACTCCGGCTATCTGAAATGTTGTTGACATGTCCAAAGCCTATCCGAAAAATTGGGGAACAACTTCTTCTATTCTACCGACGGTCGCGCGGTCCACTGCTATGGTGAGCGCCACAGCTGCGTCGATTTTTCTAGGGCTGTTCCGTGATTCCTTCACAATGCGGGGACCAATGTTGTCATTCTTCACCACCGCGTTTTGCAGATGGCGGATGATTGTCCCATTACCATCATGCACAATCTGAGAATCCATCACCATGTCGAAGACCTTCTGTCCCGCCGCGACCATTCTGCGCGGAGAAGTTGACGGATATTCCACAATGGGAAGACCCAGTTCCTCCAACACCATCATCGACCGTTGCCACCGGAAAGGGTCACAAGCTATCTCACGGACCTTCGGATGGGTTTGACAGTAAGCGATAATGGTTTGCTCCACGTCCGCAATGTCCACACGCCATTCCTCACCATCCTCATCCGGGTTGCGTTCCCACACCTTCACAAGTTGGACCCTCACCGGCTCATCGGCCTTCGGAATGGTCGCAGCAACAATGACAGTGCAGTCACCAGAGAAGGAACCGTCGAAGCCAAGAATGATTTCATCGTCCGGCGTAATCTCCGCATCACCCTCACACGCCTCCCACGCGCCCGTCGGCAACCAAGACAACTGCGACGACACCCATTGGTTCGTCCGCTTCGTCCTGAATTGCGCTTCCGGGGTGCGACGGACGGCAGACTCAAAATCGTCCGCAGAGTTCAAGTCCCCAAAGCCAGGGTTCGAACGTGCCCACGTCAACGGGTTCTTGTGGTCCCCGTCGTCCTCCCACCAGGCCATGAAAAATGTGGGGTCATCAACCTCACCATTGACAATCTGTTTCCCGTAATTGTAAGAACCGTATGCGATGGAATCCTGACCACGACTGTCCGACTTCACACCCGCAGTCGTGATGGCCACCATCGTCGCCAGGTCGCCACGTGCCGCCATAGCCAACGACATAACATCGAACAAGTCACGGTTGGGTTGCGCGTGCAACTCGTCAAACAAAACAAACGACGGGTTCAAACCCTCTTTTGAATAAGCCTCAGCCGAAAGGACCCGATACACCGACCCAGTCCCAGGGAACTCCACCGCGTCACGGTACAACTTCACCATCGCCGACAACTGTGGCGACGACTCAATCGTGCGCTTAGCATCCGCGAAAACAATGCGAGCCTGTTCTTTTTCTGCCGCCACACTGAAAACTTCCCCACCGCGAGGACCCAAAAAAAGCGAATACAAGGCAAGGATGGAACCCATCGCCGATTTCCCATTCTTCCTTGGAACACCCACCAGGGAAACAGAATGACGAAGATGAACACCATCACCCGCGAAAATATGGCGCACAAGTTGCCGTTGCCACTCGCGCAACACCAACGGTTCACCAGAACGACCGCCGACACTGTCCTTCGTAATCATCCCAAACATGTCCGCGAACTCATTCACGTCCGCACCCTGACCAGACTTCAACGCCTCATCCGGGACCGGCGTCAACCAACGAGGTGGCCACGCTTCAACGCTTTCGATAGAAGTCATCAATCCCCCGCTTCCCACGAACCTGAACACTTACCGGACGTTCCGACAACCTCGACAAACACACATCCCGGCCAGGGTCAACCATCTTCAAACGTGCGTTAGCCAACCGATATTTCAGCAACCAATCAGCCGGTGGGTCCGAATGAACAATCCACACATTCACCCGCGACAACTCCCCAACCTGCAACGCAGCCTTCACCGCAGCACTACGCGCCCGCCACGCCACAGCCCGAACATGGTCCGCATAATCGTGGACACCAGAACCAACCGTCAACGCTTGCGCCATCAAATCCATGTCAACAACAACATCGCCCGGTTCAGACATCTCCGAAACGTAAGTCGACTTACCGCCACACGGCGGACCCATCACAATCGTAATCATCGCAAATCACGCTTCGCCATCATCTCCTCCAACCGAGACTTCGCCTTCACCTCCGCAACACCCAACCTCGAACGGTCAGCCGGAGTGAAACCCATCAACGACAAATTCGAAACAATCTCAGCGTTCAACGCCCGCAACGCCCGACGGTCCCGAGAATCCTTACCCTCCGCCACCTGCTCCAACAACATCGCCCGCTCATCCAAAGACTCACACGTCATCATCAACAACTCCACATCCGTCACCGGACTAATCCAACCAAGACCAGCCGTCCACACCCGATGCCACAAAACAAAACCATCCGCACCCAAAGGACGAAA